AAAAAAATAGAAATGGGAGAGTATATCCTAGTTCGATTTTAATGAATGAGGTCAAAAGATACAATTCTGAATACGTCAATAAAAATAGAGCACTTGGTGAATTGAACCACCCACAAGGTCCAACAGTTAATCTTGACAGAGTATCTCATATGATTAAAGAACTTAATAGTTCTGGAAATGATGTTGTTGGTAAAGCCAAAATTATGAACACCCCTATGGGTAAAATTGTGCAAAATCTCATGACTGAGGGAGCAAAATTGGGGGTGTCTTCTAGGGGGATGGGTTCTTTAAAATTAAATACTGAGGGCATCAACGAAGTTCAAAAAGATTTCTTGTTATCCGCTATTGATATAGTAGCAGATCCATCTGCTCCTGGAGCCTTTGTCGAAGGCATCATGGAAGGTAAAGAGTGGATATGGGATAATGGTATTCTTAAGGAAAAAACCATAAATGAATACTGTCAATTAATCCGTAAATCGAATCGTGTGAATCTAGAAGAAAGATGTCTAGATGCATTCAAGGATTTTCTATCAAAAATCTAATTATTATACATAAAATGACAAATATAGGAGTTGTTTCTTATGTCCGAAAACGTTAATGAAAATAAACCACAAGAAAGCAATACTGTGAGAGCAGTTGCTGATTTTATAACATCAAAATACTCTAAAATGAATGAGGCTGAGGGTGTTGCCGTGGAAATGGATGCTGAGGGCAAGTCCTCGTTTGATGCAGAAGGTAAGGGTCCAATGCTTCCGGATCCTATAAATGCTGATTCTAATAAGAATAAAAGTACCTTAAGTCCAAAGAAAGCCGAAGCATCTTCTTCTGATGCTGAGGAAGATGATGTTGATGAAACCAGAAAAGAACATCTAGAAGTTCTCTTTGCTGGTGAAGAACTTAGTGAAGAATTTAAGGAGAAGGCAGGAACCATTTTCGAAGCCGTCATCTCTGAAAGGGTGTCAGAAATTGAAAATGCTATACTGGAAAATTATGAAAAACAACTTACAGAAAATACCGAAACGATATTAAATGATCTATCAGAAAAGTTAGATGATTATTTAAATTATGTCGTAGAGGAATGGTTAAAAGAAAACGAATTAGTAGTTGAAAATGGTATTCGCTCTGATGTTACTGAGAACTTCATTCTTGGTATGAGAACCTTATTCGAAGAAAACTACATTGATGTTCCCTCTGAGAAGTATGATCTATTGGATGGTCTCTTTGAGCAAAATGAATTGCTTGAAACTTCTCTAAACGAACACATGCACACAAATAAAGAATTAATCAATGAACTCAATAGACTTGCTAAAGTGGAAGTCTTTGCAGAGGTTGCTGATGGTTTAGCATCTACTGATGTTGAGCGTCTTGCGACCCTCACAGAAAGCATTTCTGATGAAACTGATATTGATGATTTTAAAAGCAAAATAACAACTCTTCGTGAAAGTTACTTCTCTGGAGAAGAAATTCCATTACCTTCTGGTACAGTGGTAGAAGAACTTAACGAAGAAAGCACAGACAGTCGTATAAGTGGAGGTTCTCAACCTTCCGCTATGGACAAGTATGTTAACACAATTGGCCGTCATTCGAAGGCTAACAAGGTATCATAAGGAGAAAAAAATGAATTTTTCAGATACAAGCCCCTTTGATGTCTTGGTAGAGAAGTGGAATCCGGTTCTTAACCATTCCGATTTACCAGATATTCAAGATAATTATCGTAAAAAAGTTACTGCTGCTATTCTCGAAAACCAAGAACGTGCCCTTCGTGAGCAGGTTATTAATGAGACAGCGGCTTCAACAAATGTCATGGGTGGCAATTTCAGCGACCCACAGGTTGGTTCTGCTGGTAATCTTGCTGGTTATGATCCAGTACTTATCAGTCTAGTCCGTCGTTCTATGCCAAACTTAATGGCTTACGACATCGCAGGTGTTCAGCCAATGAGCGCACCCACTGGTCTTATCTTCGCAATGCGTGCAAGATACGATAGCCAGACTGGTGCTGAGGCTTTATACCAAGAAGCATTCTCGAAGTTCTCAGGTGAAGGTAATACTGCATATGGTGCTGCACATAGTGCCACTGGTGGTATCGACCCAACTGCTTCGCCTGCTCTTGATGGCTTCCGTGCAATGCTCACAGCAAACGCGGAATCATTAGGTGCTGATGGTGTCACAGGCTTTAAGGAAATGGCATTCAGCATTGAACGAGTTGCTGTGCAAGCAAAGACTCGCGCACTCAAGGCTGAGTACACCACCGAACTAGCACAAGATCTCAAGGCTGTTCATGGTTTGGATGCAGAAACTGAACTTGCTAATATTCTTAGCACCGAAATTCTTGCAGAAATTAACCGTGAACTTCTTCGAACCATCTATACAAGTGCAGCAAGTGGTGCTCAACATGGTGATCTTAATACTCAGGGTACTTATAACCTTCTGCTTGATTCAGATGGTCGTTGGTCCGCAGAACGGTTCCGTGGTTTGATGTTCCAGATTGAACGTGAATCTAACCAGATTGCTAAGGAAACTCGTAGAGGTAAGGGTAACTTTGTTATCTGCTCCTCGGATGTTGCATCTGCCCTCGCAATGGGTGGATTCCTGAACATCTCACCTGCTCTAAACGTCCAATTGGATGTTGATGATACAGGTAATACCTTTGCTGGTATATTAAATGGTAAAACTCGCGTCTATATTGATCCATACGTCCCATCGGGTGCCGATTTCGTATGTGTTGGTTATAGAGGCTCTTCGCCATATGATGCTGGTCTGTTCTACTGTCCATACGTCCCACTCCAGATGGTGCGTGCGGTTGGTGAAACTACATTCCAGCCCAAGATTGGCTTCAAGACTCGATATGGAATGGTCGCAAACCCATTCTCAAGAGGTGATGCCGGAATCGCAGACGCTGGTCTTGGTCAGGGCGACAACGTTTACTACCGACTCTTTACAGTTGGTGGTCTACACGGTCACACTGGTGGTTTCTGGAACACTGCCTGATTAGATTAGTTAATAATTAAACTTATTAAGAATAAAGGGGAGTCCTTCGGGACTCCCCTTTTTCTTTTGCATAAATAAAGGGCAAGGAGTATACTTATGCCCAATTATGGTTACACCGCAGATATACCAGATATAAAATATGTTAATAATGAGCGTCAACCAGAAACAAATAACTATCTAACTAATAATTATTTTAAGTTTGAATTTACTCGTCTGCCCACAGTAACATATTTTTGTCAACAAGTTAATCTTCCATCAATATCCTACGATGCTGCCAATATGGGAACAAGATTGGGGATCCCTCATAAAACCCCTGGTGGTAAATACACCTATGATGATTTAAATGTTTCGTTTATGGTAGACGAAAATATGAAAAATTGGATAGAAGTATATGAATGGATGCAATCAATTGGTATACTAAACGATATAAGTGATACCATTCCTCATAATGATAAATTCTCTAACGCCAAATTAACTATAATGAATAGTTCATATAAACCAAAATTGCAAGTAACATTTTATGATATGTTCCCAATTGGAATTAGTGGTATTGAATTTAACTCTACATTGCCTGATAATATTGCTATAATAGCATCGGCAACATTTGCATTTAATTATTATAAAATTAAATCAATATAATATAGGATCTTTATTATGAATATAACACAATTAAAGGAATTGGTAGAGAAAGATATGCCAATTAATGAAACAGAATTAGATTCTGAATCACTGAAAACACCACAGTTGCATAATAAATATCTCATATTGTTTATTGATGAAAAGATTTTATTCGAAAAAATAAAGTCTGATTTGCAAGTCATGAAAAAGAAAAAATGGTTATATTATACAGGAAAGATGTCCGAAGAAGAATTAAAATATCATGGTTGGGAACCCTTCCAGTTGACTGTTCTTAAAACAGATCTTGATAAATTTATAGAATCAGATGATGATTATATTACATTACACCATAAGGTAATATATCAAAAAGAAAAAGTCAACTACCTAGAAAGTATATTAAAAATAATAAACAACAGACAGTGGTATATTCGTTCCGCTATTGATTGGATTAAATTCTCACAAGGCGTTTAATGGTGTCTGATATAGAAATAACAACCATAAACAGCGTTCACTCTAAAATCTTTTGTGATAGGGGCATCTCAAAGGAGATGAGTGATTATTTCACATTTAAAGTACCCAACTATAAGTACCATCCAGCGTATCGAAATAAGATATGGGATGGTCAAATTAGATTATTCAATATACACAAGAAGACATTGTATGTCGGTCTACTCCCATATGTATTTCAATTTGCACTAGAACGAAATTATACGATAACATCTGATTATAAAATAAAGGAAAAATTAAAGTTAGAAGACACTAGAAAGTTTATAACGGATGTTATAAAACCAACCGTATCTAATAGTTATATAACTCCCCATGATCACCAAATTGACGCAGTTAATCATGCAATAAATCATGAAAGATGTTTATTACTATCTGCTACTGGTTCTGGTAAAAGTCTAATTATATATTCTTTAATACGATATTATCTAAGTCTTCTTCCAAAAGAATCTAAATTGCTTGTCATAGTACCAACAACTAACCTTGTCAGTCAGATGTTTAGTGATTTTGAAGATTATTCATCCAATAGTGATTGGTCAGTAAAAAAATATTGCTACAAAATATATCAAGGTAGAGATAAAAAAACCAACAAAAGAGTTGTCATTTCGACATGGCAGAGTCTGTATAATATGCCAGAAGAATACTTCAAAGAATTTAATGTTGTATTTGGAGACGAAGCACATCTCTATAAGGCAAAATCATTAACAGGTATAATGGAAAAGTTAAAAATATGCCCCTATAGAATAGGAACAACAGGCACATTAGATAACTCCAAGACTCATAAACTTGTCACTGAGGGGTTATTTGGTAAAGTCTATAAAGTTGCATCAGCAAAAGAACTCATCAATAAAAACATTCTAACCAATTTAAATATTGATTTTCTTAATCTTAACTACAGTGA